ACTATGTCAAATCGTAATCGTCTATTCTCTAACTTTAAAGAAATAATAGAAGATGAAATTATAGTAGAGATAGATAAAGATTTACTGCATCAAATTAAAACTTGTTCTTGGATTGGAGATAGACCAGACCATCCTAAAGGAGAACATGATGATTTATTATTCTCTACTATGATTGCGTACTGGGCTTTAAAGGGTAAAGAAGTCTGGAGAGAAGAACGTGTTAATCCAATAGAAGAATGGAAAAAGAAAAAGAGAGCACAAGCTTTTGCTGGTATTCCATTAGCATTTAAACCTGTCGGATATGAATACAAAAAAAAGAACTATTATTAGAGGGAACTTGTAGATGAAGATAAAAGATATTAAAAACATTCTTTCCTATCATAACTCTTATTGGGATAAGAAACGTGGAGAGATGAGAAGGTACAAGGCAGCATACGAAACAAACTTCTGGGATGAACAGGGAGTTGTTGTTGGATGGAAAGATACTCAGCTACAAGTTCAAGTATCTGAAGGCTATGCTTTTATAGAAAGTTATATTGCTTCTCTCTATGCTAAACATCCTAACGTTGTATTAAAGACAGGCTTAGAGAATAAAGGTAATATAAAGAAAGCTCAGTTTATCTCTAATGAATTTCTTGAGCGGAGCCGTAGAGAGATTGAGAGTGCTTCTCGTATGGCTCTTATCTATACCCATTCATTTATTAAGTTGGTTCCAGTAGATAGTGAAAATCTCCTACAGAAAGTTCTACCTGTAGCAATTCCTCCTTGGGAAGTTGTTGTAGATTATGATGCTCCTCGTTGGGATTTGCAGAAGTATGTTGGACATATTTATTATCTTCCAGTACAGGAAGCAGATGAGAAGTTTGGTGCTAAAGATTGGACACCAATGTCTAAAATCTCTACTCTTTATTTTGAGAAAGAAAAGCTGGAAGACCATACAGAACCTTCTTCTACCTTTGAATACATAAAGATATTTGAATTGTATGATATGGTAGAAGACCGTTTAATCTTCTATTCTCCTAACTGGAAAGAAGATAAGATATTAATGGAAGAGAAGGTAGCTATTCCTTTCCGTACATGGGATGGAAAAGCTCAACCACCTATTGCTCCATTCTACTTTAATAGAATTCCAGATACTCCATTGGAAGGTTACTCTGCAATGAAGCGAGTATACGACCAAATCTTTGAGATGAATATTATCCGAAGCTTCCAAGCTAATGCTGTCCGTAAAGCTTCTCGTCAGTATCTTGTAAAGAAAGGTTCTCTTGATAGCGAACAGATGGCCCAGATTACCGCAGGTATTGATGGTATCTTTATTGAGATAGAGGATGAAAGTCTTGAAGGAATTGTTAAAGCTCTACCTCAAAATCCAACACCCCCAGAGTTGGAACAGTATTATCGTCAGGTTGTTGCTGATAAAGATAAGGGTTCTATTATGGCTCCCTTTACGAGAGGAGAAGCTACAAAGATTACAGCGGCAGAAACTGCTGCTCTTGCTGCTTATACGTCGTCTGAGATAGGAAGATTGGCTAGAGAGCGTGATGCTGTTATTGAGAACATGGTCAAGATTTATCTTTCTGTGTTGGGATTATATCTAACAGAAGGAATGAAACAGATTGTGTTTCTTGATGGAAAATTATCTGCTGTTACTCCAGAGGACTTAATGGGAGACTTCTCTGTTTACGCTGCTGACAGCTCTTCTACGCCCATCTCGGAAGCAATCAATAAAGGACAGCTCCTTGCCAACATACCTACCTTGGTGGAGCTTGGAGTGCCCAAAGAACTCATCCTTAATGAAGTGGTCCGTGTCTTAAATCTTCCAGAAACATTTAAGGCTGAAGCAATTAAAGATTTAATGACTAAACAAGAAGGAGCGGTTCCAGCAGCTACTCCTCCACAGGTAGCACCCACTCCTCTAGGTGCTGTACAAAATCCTTCTGTTAGAAATATTTCTCCCCTACTACCAAATACTGGAGTTAGATAATGCCAATTTATGAATATATGTGTTACACCTGTAAGAAACAATCTGATAGATTAGTTAAATTTGAAAATAAAGAAGCTCAACATTGTTATGATTGTAATAGTAAATTAAAAGCATTAGTTACTGCTCCAGCAAAAACCGCTGGCAGATGGGGAGATACAGGTGGTGGGTTTGACCGTTCTCTTGGAAGACACTTTAATAACTCAATGGAAAAAGAAAAGTGGATTAAAGATAATGGATTAGTCTCTTCTTCCGACATAGGTGGCAAGGGAGCAGTAGACGATTTAGTTCACAAACAAATTGTTGATACAGATACTCACATAAAAGATGTGGCTACTTATGAAAGGATTAAAAAAGAAACAGGTTCTGTTGAAAGAGCCCTAGCTGAAACCTTCTCTGTCGATAATCTAAAAGGAAAAGGTTTATTGGATAGCGATATTAATTCTGGATTATAGAAAAATAAAACTTATTGTAGGAGACTAATAATGGCAAAAGAAGATTTAATGGCTTTATCTTCCCCAGAGGCTGAGGATGAATTAGCTGGCATGGAAGAGAAAGCAATGGAAGTGGCAGGAGAAATGGATGCCGAATATGACGAGGATATGGAAAGCGTAGCTCCAGAAGGTTCTTACGATAGCCGTTCTCTTAATGCTTTGATAGATAGTATTAATAAAATACTTCCTCTGTTTGACCCAAGCCTTCCACCAATTCCTCCAGTTGAAGGGGATGTTAAGGGCAAACTTCCAACAGAAATAGTCAAGGCTGTTTCTATGATTACCGCTGCTGCTTCTGATGCTATGCTTCCAGACTTGGTTCCAGCACTTGATGTATTGGTTGACAGCAGAGCCCTACAAATGGCTGCTGGTAAAATAATTCTTCTTTCTAAGAACCGTGACTTCCAGATGTTTCTAAAGTCAGCTCCTAAGATGGGAGAGAGCGAAGGAACCGAAGTAGAAGTTAAGGTTGAAACACCAGCTCCTGCTGAGGGAGATATGGATAATTTAATGATGAGTAGAATGAGCTAATGACCAACGACGTTAAAGCATCTACTCAGAGAATTGTTGGCAGACCTAAACCTGCCAAAGCCTATGGGTGCGGGCTTTATAAGAAAGCACTTAAAAAACTTAACAAATCAAAATAAGGAAATAAAATATGGACAATACCTCAACCCCAACTCCCGCAGGGAACAATGGGGTAGGAGAAGCATCAGCTACTTCTACACCTGTTTCTGTAGGAAATAGCCCTCAAGCTCAAACAAGAATGACTGCAATTAAAGCTTTAGAAGAAGCAAGAGCTAAAGCAGAAAGAGAAGATGAAAGAGTAGCTGAAGAAAGAACCAAAGGTAAAGAAAGAGATATAGCCGAAGTCTCAATTGATACTGCTCCAGATTATGGCCTAAGCGAAACAAAAGGTTTAAACTACGCTAAGGTTTATGAAGACCTACCAGATGATGGTAAAAAGTTAATTGCAAATCTTCGTGCTGACTACACCAAGAAAACTCAGAGCCTATCAGAAGCTCGTAAACAATTAGATGCTGACCGCAAAGCAATGCTTGAAAGTGGTTTCTATGATAGGGTTTCCAAAGAAGCAGAAGGATTTACAGGAGAGCTAGACCCATTTAATCCAACTTCTATCGAAGCAAAGATACAAGCAGAAGTTGCTAAACGTATGAAAGAAATGATTGAGCCTCTTCGCCAAGAAGCTGAATTAAATAAAAGACAGATTGCTTTAGATAATTTTAAAAAAGAAAATCCAGACCTACAAATATATAAAACAGACATAGCCAAATTACTAATGGCAGATAAAACTCTAACTTTAGAAAAAGCATATTGGATTGTAAAGGGTCAGAAGACCACAGAATATTCACGTAAAACTGAGAGTGAACTAGCTGAATACAAGAAAGCTGCAAGAGATTATGGCCTTAAAGTAGGTGGTGCCAACAGAGGTACTGCTGGTAATATTCCAGACCATGTAAAGAGCAGAGGTGCTGTTGCAATTTACGAATGGGTATCTGCTCAGAAGAAATAACGAAAAATAAAAACTTAATATAGAAACCTCCTATTTATGGTTTGATAGGAATAAGTTTCTTACAAGGAACTCTAACAAGAGCACCCCAAAATAATAAACCGAACCTCAAATCAAGTTAATTAAACAAAATAATTTAGGAGAATAATAATATGGGTATATCAAATGACGTACTCTCCTCAACACTACGTATCGTAAAAGACCAAGAAGTAGACAACTTATTCAAGTCTACTCCACTTCTTGAGAAAATTCGCGAGAAAGGTGGTGTTGAAGAGGTAGACGGTGGTTCAACCATCGACCGTGCTCTCATCCTTGCAGAGCACTCTTCAATCTCTCAGCTCTCTACTGGCTATGAGCCTGTCTCACTAGCAGTAGCAGATGCAATGAGAAACGCTAGCTACAACTTCTGTAACTTCGTGGCTCCAGTAGTCATAACCAGAGTTGAGGAGCTAGCTAACAAAGGCGACAGAGCAATTGTAAAGATTGCAGAAGCTCGTCTTAAGTCCGTAATGGGCATGTTAAAAAGAGAATTTGAAAAACAGGCAATCGCAGGTTCTTCAACCATTCTTACCGATATGAGCACCCTTTGTGGTGACGCATCACCAACCTCAAATACAACTGGCTTCTTTGAAAATCAGGTCTTCGGTTCTGGTACCAATACTGTTGGTGGCATTTCCAAAGCTGCTTTCCCAACTGCTTACCAAAATCAGAGAACAGATGCTGGTGGTACACTCTCAATTGCAGATATGACTGACCTCTACATTCAGTGCCAAATCTTCAGCCCAACATCAGCACCAAATCTTATCCTTGCTTCTGCAAACATGTATAAGGCTTACAAGCAGCTCCTCTTCGCACAGGAGTTCTACATGAAGGAAACTGTACTTGATGGTGGTCGTTTGGCTCTTGCCTTCAACGGCGCTATGATGTATGTTGACCCATTCCTTCCAGTAACTCTTATCAACCCATCTGGTGGAACTGAGCCACTTTCTGCTTACTACCTCAATACTGAATACCTCAAGCTTGTTGTTGACAAAGACGCAAACTTTGAGCTTTCAGACTTTGAGCACGTTAGCGGTTACGCTTCACGTTCTGCTCAGATAATGACCAGAGCACAGCTAGTAGTTGACCACCTTGCTTGCCAAGGTATTCTCGTAGACGGGGAGGCATAATAACATGAGCACTTCATCATTAATTCAGTACCTAGAAAGTACAGATGCTGCTGGAGCAAGCCTTGGCTTAACTCCATCAAATCGTAGAGTAGAAGAAACCTTTATTGCCAATGGTACTATTACCGCTGGTCAGTGGGTTGCTCTTGACTTTACCGTAGCAAACACCGATGGTGATAAATCACTTAAGGTAGTAGCTGCTGACGGCAATGCCTCTGCTGGTGCAGGTATCACCTCAACTGCTTCTGTAGTTGTCGGTGTTGCACTTGTTGACGCCGTTGCTGGTGGAAAGGTCGAGGTAGTTGTCCGTGGGTTTGCAGAAGCCTCTGTTACAGAAGCTGGTGCAGGTATCAACGTTGGTGACGCCCTACAAATCAGCAACACCGCTGGTTCGGCTGCAATCACAACTGGCGCTCTTGTTCCAGTCTGTGGCTTCCTTGTAGATGCTCTCGCTGCTGCTGCTGGTACTGCAATCCGCACTGTCTATGTCAAGGCTAACTGGTCTTAATTAAGAAAGCTGGCTAGCCCAGTAACCCCTCAATCAGAAATGGTTGGGGGGTTTTTTCTTTGCCGAAAATAAAACACTTATTGTAGAGGGAACAATAGATGAACCTAAAGGAACTAATAAATCAAGTTGGTAATATCTTGGATTATAATCCAGATGTACCCGAATACCGAGAGGAAGTTCGTAATACACTAAATGATATTTATCAATCCATTTTTAGTGACCGTAAATGGAAATGGGCACAGAAAGAAGTTAAGCTTTGGGCATTTGGAGATGTAGCTCTTCCAGTGGATGCTACTGTTGGAGCACAGGTTCAGCTTTATAACGACTTCAATGGTACATCTTATTTTGCTTTTATTACTGTTGATAGCGCAGATGTTCCATCATGGCTATCTTCTGGAAATATAATTCAAATTACTGGTGGTACAGATATTCTAACCAACGACCCTTTACCTAATCTTGGTGATTATTGGATTACAAACATAGTATCTGCTAACCCAACCTATCCTAACAAAACCCTAGTTTATTTTCAACGTATGGATAAAGACCAGCAAAGATTAGCTGCTTTGTGGGAAAGAACTCCACGCATTGGCAACTCAAATCCAGATGTAACCTGTATTTTTAAGCATCGTTATATTACTATGCCACAGGATTGTATTGGCTTGGTAGGAATTGGCCTAAGAGAAGCTAACGATACCAATGGTGACGCTGCTGACCTTAGACCATTTGACCCACTTCCAAAATATATGGATGAGCAGTTCTCTATTAACTTAGATGAAACTGGAAGACCTACAGATTATGTACCAGAAGCTGATTATTATGTCAAGCCTCCACTAGTTGAACCTATAGCTACCGTAAATGTTGGAGCATTAGCAGGTTTCCGTGCTCCATTTACTGGTAAGTACGATGTATGCTATACTTTCGTCCAAGCACACAATACAACTACCGATGGTATAGCAGAAAACTCTAGATGTATTCCTTGGGAAAGCGGGCCTTCTCCAATCTCAGATGAAGTTATTCCCACATTGGGGACTAACGATGGTGTTTCAATTACCACCATGCAAGTTACAAACATTTATGATGGTTTAAGAAAACGTTATTACATCAGACTTCCTAACTCAAATCGTTTTTATTCTACGGCTGAATATCCTGTAGGAGAAGCTACAACATCTGCCCCTATTCCCTTAAACACAGAAGTATTTACTAACACCAAACCTCTTCCAGAACATGGTGGAGTGTTCCAAAGAATTAGATTATATCCAAGACAAGACAGAGATTATTTAGTAACCATTCGTTATCTTTATCGTCCACAAAGATTGGTAGATGATACTGATAGTCCAGACATTCCAGCTTCTGGTCACAAGTATCTTGTCTTCCGTACAGCAGAAGAGTTGTTTTATAAACATAACACTCCAGCACAAGGAAGAATTTATGCTGAAAAAGCAGCTAAAGAATTGCTTAATCTAGAGAATAGATGGTTAAGCGAACCAGCAGGTATTCATGTAAAGAAAGCGTTTGCCCCTGGGAAATCTCTATTTGATTATCGTTATTCACAAAAGCTTACAAGCAGAGGATAAAGGATGGACACTACTAACAAACCCAAGTACGAGGGCATCCTTGGCATTGATGAAAGAATACAACCAGTTTCAAATTCATCTTATAAATTACAGAACTGGACTATTGACCCAAAATCTAGAGGTTGGGATAATCGTTTAGGCTATGAAAGTTTAGTTCCAAATGTAGAAGATAGAAGCAATTGGGCTGGATTTCAAAATGGTGGTCCTGTTAATTCTGTTTATTATTGGAACTCTCATCAAGGTGCTAAGTCTTTTCTTCTTTATGAACAAGCTTATGCTAACGGCGTTACTAAAGTATTTCCTACAGACCCTAATGCAAATATGTCTTTACATTATTGGAAGGGTAATTCTTTAACTAGAGAAACTATTGATACTCAACGCTCTCGTCCAGCAGTAGATGAAGTTACAACTCATTATAATCCTATTGGCAAAAACTTAGTCATTCTTTCTGGTAATGGTAAACCAATTAAGTTTGATGGTATAAAAGTTTATGGACTTGGTTTTATGGAAACTCCAAATCCTGTAACTCCTTGGACACCAAATCCAACTAATGCTGCTGGTGTATCAGACCAAACTGTTATGCCAATTCAAGCTCACAGTTTTAGCATGAATAAAAGTTATGGTTTAGGTTCTGGTACAGGTGGAGATGAGAATAGATATAGATGGAAAGTATCTTTTATTTCTGCTGATGGAAGTGAAAGCCCACTCTCCGCTCCTTCTATTGCTATTTCATGGACTACTGCTACAGGTGTATCAGCTACCTATGATGATAGAAGGCAAGCAGTTTATTTAGAGAACCTTCCTATTGGACCAGAAGGAACTATCGGCAGAAAACTTTATAGAACTAAAAATCTAAAAGAAGATGATGAAGAAATTTATTATTACCTAGATACAATTGTTAATAATCTTGAAACAAATTATGTTGACTATAGTAAGGATACTCGCTTAGGAGCCTTGGCACCAGACGATAGTGCTTCTATTTTATTTCCAGCACCATCTACTCGCTTCTCTGCTACCTTTAAAAACTCCCTATTTATTGACGGTGGACAATCAGAACCTCAACGTATCTACTTTAGTCAACCACTAAAAGTAGACCAGTATAGAGCTTTAGACTTTTTCGATGTAGGAAGTCGTGCTGGTGGTGACGTAACTGGGTTGTTTACTTACTACAATAACTTACTTGTCTTTAGAGAAAGTGCTATTGATATTATTCGTGGGGATGCAATTAATGGATTTACTATTGCTCCATTGGTACAAGGAATTGGAACTAGAGCTTTACACACTATTGCTCTTATCCCACAGAAAGGTGTAGTCTTCTTATCAACAGAAGGCGTCTTTTTAATCTCTGGTGGTTTTGATGGTGGTTCTCAAATCTCTGTAGACAAGATAAGCGAGCCAATCATTGATACTATAGGTAGACTTAATAAAGCTGGTATCGCCAAAGCATGTGGTGCTTATTCAGAAAAGTGGAGAGAATACCACGTTTACTTTCAGATTAGCGGTGGACTACCAGCTATGCCAGACCCATCAGCTACTACACTAGGCTTAGTCCTTCATATGGATAAAATGTCTTGGTCTGAAAGAAGAGGCTTTCCTGTAGGATGTATAACTGTTGATGCTCGTGGAGAATTTATTTTTGGTCATAACGTAGGACAAACAACACCAGCACCAGTTACTCTTCTTGGGTTAGCTCCAAATGAAACAGGATTATTTTTTATCTCAAGAGATAGAAACGCTGGTCATGGATATACATATAATCCACCTGTTCTACAAAACCCAGCATTCTATACAATACAAAAGAAAGGTCCATTAACATCTACATGGATTTCAGCTAATCAAAACTTTGGTTCTTCATCAGCTAAAAAGTATGTAAAGAATGTTTACCTAAATTGTTTTACTGAAGGTTCTAATACTTACAATGTTTACAGAGACAAAAGCAGCTAGACCAAGGAGTGCTTATTAAATGCCTATCATAGCTAAACAAGGCGAACTTAGAGCCAAGAATATTCTTGATAGCGAAGAATATAATAAAATTTATAATTCACAGGTTGAAGTAATCAATGGTGGTATGGATAGAGAAAATCTACCAGATAATTCGTACACTGATGTTAAGTTTCAAGACTATGCCTTTCATCAATACTGGCAAGAATATGTTAAACTACCAGAAGATAGAGTAACAGAGTATGATGAAGTAATTCCAAATACAGCTTGGGATGGTTTAATTTATGAAAACTATGTTGGTGGGTGGGAATATAATGTTTTCTATCCGCTTAAAATAGAAACTGTTGAAGGTAATCTTCATATAGAATTTAATTGTTATTACTGGTTTGATAGATTAGCAATGTCTGGAAATGCTTCTGGTGATTGGGTTTCGTTTGAAGTTTTGTTAAATAATAACGTTGTTGCAGAAACACATTTTCTTTATCAGTCCAAAGGAACAATACATCTTGTTGCTTCAGTTCCAGTAGCTACAGGTCCACAAGAAATTAATGTAGCCTTTAAATTACCATCAAGAAATTCTGCATCAACTACGCAAACGCAGTTCTTTTATTATTCTGGTGGAAACCTAACGGCTATCAATAGATACAGATAAGGGGAACAAATGTCAAAAGTATTTTCTACAAACGTTGGGTCACCACCACCAGCAGCACAACCACAGGTAACTGCCGCAGATGTTAATGCAAAGTTTACAGCAGTAGCAACTGCCACTTCAGCTATTGATAATGATAATGTTAGAAGTGAAGGCGTTGATATCAGACAATTATCTACAACCTCACCAATCATAAATAAAGCTAACTATACTTACAATAAATGGGATGATGGAACAACTAACTCTTTTACCATAGGAACTGGTGGTGGAGGAAGCATTAAGACTAACATGGGTGGAAGAGCTGCTGTTAGATTTTCTTACTCTATAGGTAGTGGTAACTCACGTATACGTTTTGGAGATGCTACACCTTTAGTATTGAACCAAGGAGATATGCTTCGTTTCCATTATTCTTTTAACCTACATACAATTGACCTAGATAGCGTTGCTGCTAATTTTCCAATTGATGCTTCAGTAGATAGACAAGCAATTATCTTTTTTCCTATTTATCATCCAACTCCAACAACTACTCCAAATACTATGGCTAATGCTTTTGTATTTCCTAATAGAGCAGAGTGGTGGAACAGTGACCATGTAACTCCAGTTTCTATTCCACAAACTGACCCACCAAGTGCCAGCCCAAATCCTAACGAAAGATTATTAGATGATGGAATAGCTGTTCATGATTTAGCAGCAGAGGATATAGTGGTTGGAGAAAGTTGCAAGCCAATGAGAAGATTACATGGTTGTTTAAACTATGTTCATGAAAGTGCTAGTCCACTAACCATTTATGAACTTTCTGTAGCTTCAACGCCAGTTATGAAGTTCCAACACTATACAGGCCCAGGTTATGACACTCGTTGTTGGATTGTAAATGCAACAGATTTAACTCCTTATTATCCTTTAACTCTTAAAATGGAAAGAGCTAATCTGTCTGCAATTGTATTAAAGAAGGGAGCAAGATAATGTCATTTACTTTTACACCAGTTGTTGCTGGTAATCCAATTGATGCTCAACCTTTACAAGATGTCTTTGATAATCTTCAAGCTTATATTAATGGTGGAGTAATTGCTGGAGATTTAGCCAACAACACGTTACAGAAGCATCATATTATGAAAGGTACTTATCAGCCACTTCCAAATGCTTTTAACTTTGTATCTGGTATTTGTGGTGGTCAATCTTTTACATCAGCAGAAGAGAAGCTTTCTTTTATGGCTGGTACTACAACTCAACCAATCAATGGAAATGTAACCAGAAAATATTATCCAACAACCAGCATGACATTTTATGTTGAGAAAGAATGTACTGCTTTCTTTCAGTTTTTTGCTTGCCCACTTATGTTTAACTTTGCTCTATCAACCACTACGGCAAATGAAAGAGAAGGTTCTATTAACGTCTATGTTGATAATGAAACAATTTATGATACTAAGTGTTGGACCCATGAAGAGTGGTATGCTACTCAGCCAACACAAAGACTACGTGAATTATTCTCTGGACATTATATGAAGAAGCTTTCTGTTGGATGGCATACAATTGGACTAGAGGGATATACCAACGGTCAGTCAAGATATTTTTTTAATTAACTGGGGATTTACACTAGAGACTTGGCATGATAATAGAAGCATTGCCAATGGTGAGGGTGGTAATGAAGGTGGTAATGGTAACTAAAAAAAAACTACTTATTATGAGGGAACAGCATGGCAACAGATAATCCATATGAGAAAGAACTAAGAAAGCAAAGGACTGCTGCTGGTTTACAAGGAGCCGCAACAGGAGCTTCTGTAGGAGCTTCTGTAGGTTCTGCTATATACCCTGGTGTCGGAACTCTAATAGGTGCTGGTGTAGGCGCTCTTGGTGGAGGATTAATTGGTGGATTATCTTATCAAGACGACCCTCTGCAAGTAGCACAACTAAAAGAATTAGCAGAGCTACAACGCAGACAAGAGCTTGGTATGCTTGGTTTAACTGATGCTGAAAGAGCACAGCTAGAAGCAGAACTTATTGACCCAATGCGTGCTACTCGTAGAGAACAGCAATTAGCTTTTCAGCAAGGCTTACAAGGTGCAGACCTTGGCGCAGGTTCTTTCTTTAAGATGGGAATTGGTCAAGAACAAAGAGTTGCCCAGCAAGAACAAGAAGCTAGAAATAAGATTGAAGCTAGAAATCTTCAAGAAGCAGCGACTGAAGAAGCTCGTATTTATGAATTGCTTGGTGACGAAAGCAAACGTCAAGCTGCTGCAAGAGAA